TCGTGATCCTGGCACCACTGTCGGGCGTCGGCCTTCCCGAAGACGTAGGCCCGAAGGTGCATGCCGGCGCGGAAGGCGTTCATGTCGGCGTCGGGGCCGGTGAACACCTTCGAGCGCTGCTCGCCGCGGGGGATGGCAAACACCTTCCGGCGCTCCACCGTACCCTCGCCCTTGCCCTCATCGCCCTCGTCGCCCTCGCCCTCCTTTGGATCGCCGGTGCGACCCTTGCCGATGGGGGCTCCCTTGTTCAGGATGCCGCGAAGCTCTTTTTGCTTCTCGGCCATGCGCTCGTGGAACGCAATGCGGCTCTTGAGCTTCTCGGCACGCTGGGCGAGCGCGTCCATCGAGGCGTAGTTCTCGTCGGTCATCGCCTCGCCTTCGGGCGTCTCCTCGAGCGCGCCCATCTCGGCGAGCACCTTCATCAGCTCGTCCATCAAGACTTGAATCTGGGAAGTGGCCACGTGGTGGGGCTCCTGTTCGGGTGCGGTGCGATTGGTCGCGTGGCCGCACTTTCCGACTCAGGGCCCCACCCCTTGCAGTTCACGGGCGGTGTCTTTTATTAGCCGCGTCGCCTGACTTCGGCAGCGGGAACCAACTGCTTCGCCGTCGCGCCGCAGCGGTCGCAGCGCAGATAGCGAACCTGCTGCTCGCCGCAGCGCACGCTGCTGACCGTGCCATATCGCCCGGCCCGGCATTCCGGGCAGGCATCACCCGACTTGTCGGCCATGCGCTTTGATCCACTCCCGAAGGGCAACCGATCGCCGCGGTGCAGGCTTGGCCTGGGGCTTCACCAGGCCGGACTCCATCGCGTGGTGAAACGACCGCTTAGCAACCGCCACGTCGCTGTCGGGATAGGCCGGGTAGGTCGTGGGTGACACGTCGTAGAGGGCCTCGATCTCCGTCACGGTGCGGACGTTGCGGCCAGCTTCCTTGCTCCACCGCTCCCCGCCGGGGGCAACAACAAAGCCAAACGAGGATCCCTTCACGATCCCATCGTCAATGTTGAACCGCAGATCCTGGGCGTAGCTGGCCCGGCCGAAGGGGAACTCGTACCGCAGCCCCTTCTCGTCGGGCGTCAGCACCAGCGTCTCGGGGTGGCGGCCAAGGGGATAGTCGCTGTTGTGGTTCCACAAGGCCCGCGTAGCCACGCCGTCGTCGCCCCTGCGGGCAAGAACCTTGTCGAAGGCTCGGGAGTCAATCCGCTCCACAAAGTCCCCAAGATCGAGCGACAGGAGCCCGAACACCGATGCGTAGCCCACGCACCAGTCCCGCTCCACCTGCTGCGGGGCGCCGTCGACAATCACCTCTTCGCTCCGCTTCTCGACGCGGATCGCGGGGAAGCTGACCGCGGTGTTGAGCAGGGTTCGGCGTTCGATGTTCATGGAGGTGCTCCGTTGTGCTGCTGCTTCTCTCGCGTCCATCTGGCGGGCAAGTTTCTCGCTCCACGTTCGGCCCGGGTCGCCACCCCAGAGCCCGTGCGCAATTCGGCCGTTCGACGGAAATCCGGGCTCGCCGGGGGAAAAGCCTTCGCCCTGGCTGTCGACTTCGTGCCGCGCGAAAAAGCTGACCATGCGCCGGACCGTGTCGGGGCTGATCTTCACGCCGTTGCTCAGGTCGCGCGCCCGAGCAATGCCCACCTCTGTCCCACCGCGGCCAAACTCTCGCCGCCACGCAAGCGCCCGGGCCGCCTCTTCGCGGACGCCGACCGGGGGCGTGAAGTCAATGCCGTCGTAGATGGCGCGAGACTCCCCGCCTCGGTAGCCGGCGGCAGGAATCTTCTCGGGGGAGTCGTCGATCCACACGTCAACGGTGAGTCCGGCTTCCCGGGCTGCGTCTTCCTTCTGCACGTTCGGGCCGCAGAGGATCAGGCCGGACAGGAGCGGGAACCGCTCGCCAAACGTGTCTTTGATTTCCTGGCGGTTCTCGGGGGTGTCCTCGCGTCGCGTGATGCACCACACCGCCACGTCGGTGCCATTCGCATCGTCCAGCAGCGCGTTGAAGAACTCCGGAGCGCGGGCGTAGGTGCGGTCAAAGTCTAGGGCGACGATCATGCGGCAGCCCCCGCAGCAGGGGCCTGGACGCCGTCAGGGGCCGGCGGGGGGGAATCTTGGGGCGGTGGCACTGGAGCCTGGGCAGGGGCCGCAGCGGGCGTCTCAGAGCCCATCACGATCCTCGTCGCCTCAGCCCGTCCAAGCGTTGGATAGGCCACGGTCAGCAGCTCCACGGCGGAAGACTTCGACAGCACGCCGCCCGACACCTGCGCGAGGATCGCCAGCACTCCGTTCACGTCCACGGTTGCCGCGGCGTTCTTCGCGGCCGTCGCCGCAGCGTTAGCGGCTGCCTGCTGGAGAGTCTGCATGTTCAGTTGAACAAACCGCTGGTCGCCGTCAGCGACGGTGTTCATGCTCTCGCGCCGCAGAACGTCGTTGATGCTCAGCCAGCCGTCTTGAAGGCCGGAATGGTAGTAGGCCGATCTGGCCGCAGCGTCCCCTCGCATCAGTTGCGTAGTGTCAAACTCGGGGTAGTATCCCGCCTCGCGGTCGGCGTAGGTCAGCACGTCGCGGCACAGCGTCGTCTCGAACCGGCGGCACCACTCGGTCATCGTGTACGTCAGGTAATCGAGCCCCTGCTGCTCGATGTTGTTGTTGGTCGAGCGGTCGAGCATCCCGACAAGGTGCGGCGGGACTCCCAAGACGCGGCAGATTTCCTCAGCCTGGAACTTCCTCGACTCAAGGAATTGGCTGTCCTGGTTGTTGCCTTCAAACGGGATCGGCTTCAGGCCGCCCGTCAGCACCGCCGGCCGGTGGGCGCGAGTCGGGCCGCGGTGGCTCCGCTCCCAGGCGTAGCGGATTTCGTCGCGGGCTTCCTTGGAAAGCTCGTCGCTGTCGGTCGCCAGAATGATCCCCGGCCGGGCACCGTTGCCAAAGTAGGCGGCGCCGTGAATCTCCAGAGCGCGAGCCAGACCGATGGCATCCTGCGCGACTTCCACCGGCACGATTCCGTTGATGCCGTCGTTTGTCAGCCAGCGAAAATGCGTCAGTTGCTCCTGCCGGTAGTGCTGTTCCTCGCCGTTGTCGTCGCGGTAGGTATAGCCCAGCCGGCCCGTCTCCAACTTGCGGACCTTCATCTTTGTCGGATGCAACGGCTCAAGGGCCATCACTTCCGGGGGCGTCAGGCCAATTTCGCTGTCGGGGGTGTAGACCTTTTCGTTGAAGGCTTGGCCGCTGGTGCCGATGTGGACCACCATCTGCCCAACCCACTCCCACGTCGTCTGCCTCGTGTTCGGGCCGTGAAGGAAGAGCCGATTGAGCCAGTGCTCGGCCGCGTACCGCTCCCCGTCTGGCGTCCGCTGCATCATGCGGATCGGGAGGTTTGCCAGCGTCACCGCGATTCGCCGCAGGCACGCCAGGAATACCGTCGACCGCAGGGCCTCTTCCTCATCAACACGCACGCCGGAAGGGTTCGCGGAGCTTGCGGCCAGAAACCGGCCCGTGTCGTTGTCCCAGAGGAAATTGCGTTCCTCCTCGCGCACGGAGTCGAGGAGGCTGTCGGTCACGCTGTCCGGCAGCCACAGGCCGGCACGTGGGGTCCGCGGGGCGTGAGCGATCATAGGACAACGATTCCGGGTTTCGGCTTCGGGGCCTTGTTCACCATCTGGTCCTGCTCCCACCACCCAAGGGCAAAGATCGCCGCCACCACGCCGTCGATGCGTCCGGTCGACTTTTTCTTGACCGGGCGAACGTCCTCAAACGGGTTGGTGTCAACCGTGACCGCGGCCACCTGCGCCGCCAGGGCCGGGTTGCCTCCGTGCCGAATCTTCCGCTCCAAAACGAGCGCCTCGAATCGCTTCGTAGGGCTCGACATGGCGCGAAAAGACTGGGGGTATTCTTTGACTTTCAGCCCCTCCCCTTGCAGTTCTACGGCCAACTGGGTCGCCCCGGTGATGTCCACAACAATCTGCTCGACAACGTGCTTTTTGGAGAACTCCAGCACCCATTCCCGAATCCGTGCGTGGTCGATCACGTCGCCGTCTGTCGCCACAATCAGCCCCTCGTCGACCCAGCGGCCGTAGGGCTGCCGGTCGCGCGTCTCGGCCTCTTGGATGCGGTCCCGAGGCATGAACAGGGTGCAGACCAGATCGAACGTCCCGTCATCGTTGGGGAAAAACGCCGATGCCGCGGAAAAGTCGATTCGCTTCGACAGGTCCATGCCGAGGACGCATTTCCGGCCGTCGAGGTTGCCCACGGGGCCGGCGCAGGATGCCCACCGCTCCGGGTCAATCCATCGGCTCGTCGACTCGGTCCAGACTCCCAGCGAGCGCCGGAGCCAGCCGTTCATCGCAGACGGCTTGTTCTTCGCCTCAAGCGCGTCGGCCGCAAACGATTCCTCGGTCATGGTGATGCCCATGCCCGGGTTGCACCGCCTCCACACCTCCGGGGAGAAAAAGTCCTCTCCCGGCTTCGGCCCGTAGATTTTGCCGTAGAACCGCGGGTCGTAGGCGGGATTGGCGATGCACTGCTCAGCGTATTCATGCTGCTCCCAGCAGAGGCTTTGCCGGTCGCTCCCGGCCGTCGTGATCGTGATGATGATTGGCTGCCGGCGGGATCGGCCAGAATAGCGGAGCGAACTCCACAAGAGCGCGTCGGGCTGCGTGTGCAGCTCGTCAAAGAAGACGAACGAATACGAGGGCCCTTCCGCCGCGCCTGCGTCGCGGGAAATAACCGACAGGCTCGATCCGCTCGCCCGGTGGTAGATGGTTCTCGTCGAGCGGATCACCTCGAGTTCAGCCGCCAGCCCTGGCGAACGCTCGGTCATGTCCGCCAGTTCGTTGTAAATGACGCTGGCCTGCTTCCGCGTCTTGGCAGCAATGCAACCCAGCGCCCCCGGCTCGCCGTCGCCCAGCAGCATGTAAGCGCCCAGCCACGCAAGCGCCGAAGACTTGGCGTTCTTCTTCGGCACCTCGATATAGCCGAGCCTGAATCTCCGCAGCCGGTCCTCGTTGTCCTCCAGCCATCCAAAGAGCGGCCGGATCAGCCAGTCGCGGTGCCAGTCAAGAAGTTTGACAGGCTCCCCGGCGCGGGCCGTCGGGGAATCCTTCACGTGGCAACAGAGCGCCTCAATGAACGCTTCGACTTTGATCGCCGCCGCCTCGTCGTAGACAAAGCCGGGGACGTACTCAGCCTGCCGAATACTTGGCGCGCCACTGAGCCAGGGCGGAAAGGGGGTCGGCGCTTCCATGCGTTTTCACCTGCGAGCGGCTGCTCGGGGTCATGCCAAACTCTTGTTCGATCCGCAGGCAAGCCGCGTGATGGCGGTGCATCTGCGTTGCCCACGGGGCCACCTGCGTGAACTTGATTCGCGTCTTCTTCGTGTCGGGATCAACTTCGTAGACCGTGAAATACTCGCCGCCCTGCTTCACCTGTTGATAGCAGATGAGGTAAAGATCGCGCTCAATGCAGTAGCGGGCAATCGTGAACAGATCGGCCTGCGTCAGCACCCGCATGTTCGACGCGGTGCGGACAAAGTCCCGCCAGATTTCCGCCGGTCGCCCTTCAAGCTCAGGCGGGGCAGGGTAGTCGGCCGCAACCGCGTCCGGCGTCGGCTCGGCGTGGTTCACGCCCTTCTTCGACGGGTTGCCCTTCAGCATCTGAATGACGGACGGATCAGGCGGCGGGCCGCGCTTTCCCATTGGTCAAGCCTCCGTGATCACGCCGCAAATGCGTGCCCGCACTTCGGGCAGTTAATTTCCGAACCTCCGCCGCCGCTTGCGTCCGAGGGCACGTCGACAGCCTCAGTCTGGTACAGCCCCGCCTCGTCAGCCAGATCCGCCAGCATCTGCGAAAGCGCCTCGTTCCCCGTATCAACGCCACGCAACAGCGCGTCAAGGTTCGCGGCGTTCGTTTCCGCCAGCGCCGCCAGCGGGTCGAGCGTCGCCAGGATCTTGTCGCCCTCGGCTTCGTCAACGTCCAGCACCAGCACCGGCACCATCTGGTCGCCAAGCGTCTCGGTTCGCAGATGCCCGTCGAGGAGCATCAGCGACCCGTCCGCAAGCCGGCGGGCGATGACGGCGTCTGCAATCCCTACCTCGGCAAGCACCCCGCGGAGGGCGTCGGCCTGGGCGGCAGGATGTGTTCGCCAATTTTTAGGGTTCGGCACCAGTTCGCTGGCCTTCACCCGGACAAGCTTCTTGATGCGGTCGCGGATTTTCATGTCGTCCCTTTCTTTGGGCCTCTCGCACGGTAGCACCCCCGGCAACAGAACCGGCCGGCGCCAGGCCTCGTAGAAGCCCGGTACGACCGGGAGAACGGCTTTCGGCATCCGTGGCAAGGCTGGACCCTGCAAGCCCCGCAGAGGGCCTGCGGGGGCCCTCGGCGCGTGCTCACCACCTCAGCCCCGCACCGGGCACACGCTCGACTGCTCATGCCCCTGCCTTCCGCGCCGCGTTGGTATCTCGCACCGTCTTCCGAGAGTGGCACTTGATGCAGAGGCATTGGCCGTTCGATCGGTCGTAGCGGGATTTCCCGTTCTCGCACTCGTCGGTGCCAGGGACGATCGGGGAAATGTGGTCCGCGTGGGCCTCTCGCTGGTCCGAGCAGACGCGCCCGCAGTCAACGCAGGTCCAGTTGTCGCGGACCAGCACCGCCCGGCGCCAGGAGCCGTGCCGGTGGTCGCAGTAGCCCCGGGCCGCAGCGCTGGGGCGGCGCTCCCGGGGGCGCGGGGCGGCCGACGACACCAGCCTCGCGGGCACGAATCGCTCCGGTCGCTTCGGCATCAGGCAGCCCCCTTCGCGGCAAGTTTCGCTGCTTCAAGGTTCGCGCGGTAGGTGCGCACGTCGATCCTGGCAGTCGGGTTGTACCGAGCCCATGCCATCAGATGACCGTGGACGATGTGACAGGGATCGCCGCAGAGCGTCATGAGGTTGGTCGGGTCAAGCTCAAGCGCGGGCTGAAGGTGGAACGGCTGAACGTGATGCACCTCAAGGGCGTCTCGCTGCCCACACGCTTCGCAAGCAGGGTGAGCCTTGAGGTGTGCGGCACGAACGCTCGGCCACTTCGTGGAGCGTGGAACGCCACCGGCTGCGGACAGCCCCGGATCAGCCGGGGGAGGGGATGGAGCACCAATTGCGCGGCGGAGTAGGTTCAGGAGCATCAGGCATCCCTTTCGGCGTCAACCATCTCGTTGACCAGACTGCGGAAGCTCCACCGGGGCTTCCACCCGAGCACCTCCCGGGCCTTCGAGGCGTCCCCCAGGAGCAGATCAACCTCCGCAGGCCGGAACAGGGCCGGATCGACCACTACGTGCTCCTCCCACCGCAGCCCCACGCGGGCAAAGGCCATCTCGCAAAACTCGCGGACGGTGTGCGTCTCGCCGGTGGCAATCACGTAGTCGTCGGGGGTGTTCTGCTGGAGCATCAGCCACATGGCCTGCACGTAGTCGCCGGCAAAGCCCCAATCCCGCTTCGCGTCAAGGTTTCCCAGGTGCAGCTTGTCCTGCCGGCCAGCAGCGATCCGGGCCGCAGCGCGGGCAATCTTGCGGGTCACGAACTCCTCGCCGCGCCTCGGGCTTTCGTGGTTGAAGAGGATCCCGCACGACGCATGCAGGCCGTAGCTCTCTCGGTAGTTCACGGTCGCGTGATGGGCATAGACCTTGGCACACCCGTAGGGGCTGCGAGGGTGAAATGGGGTTTCCTCATCCTGCGGCGCAGTGCCCAACATCCCGCCAAACATCTCCGACGAAGACGCCTGGTAAAAGCGGGCACCGGGGGAGTACCAATGCACGGCTTCCAGCAGCCTCAGCGTCCCTACGCCGGTCACGTCTCCGGTGTACTCAGGCTGGCCAAACGATTCGCCAACGTGGCTTTGGGCGGCAAGGTTGTAAACCTCGGTTGGCTCTACATCGTGGACAATCCGCGCAATGCTGCCGCCGTCAGCCATGTCGCCGCGATGCAGCGTGACGGCGGGAAGGTGGGAGATGCGACCGCGGGTGTCGCTCGAGGAACGACGAATGATCCCGTGGACCTCGTAGCCCTTCGCCAACAGCAACTCGGCCAGATAGGAGCCGTCCTGGCCGGTGATGCCGGTAATGAGGGCGCGTGTCACTTCCACGTGCCTCCGACGTTGATCTTGGCGTCACTCAGCCGGAACGCTGTCCCGTTGTGAACGTAAGCATCCGCCGCCCGCCAAGTCCCGCCCACGTTGACCGACAACTTCCGCGGCAACCCGCCGCCTCGATCTGGCAGCGGCGACAGGCCGATACCGCGACGGCTGGCGAGGAGGCGGATTTCGGGCAGCGTGAGGGCGCGGTTGTAGAGGCGGAAATCGTCAACCAGTCCACCGAAAGGAAGTTGAAGGTTGTCGCTGTCTCGCTGCGACAACCCAACGAGAATGGATTGCGAAACGGAAAACGATGTTGCGGCTGCCTGAAACGCCTGGAGACCGCCTTGATAGACAGTCCAGTTCGTGCCGTCGTTTACCACGCAGACATTGTGCCAAAGGTTCTTGTTGATCGACGACAGCGCTGAAAAAAACTGTCGATCAGACCTTAATGCTGAAAAGTAGCAGTCTGAGTAGCCGTTGTAATAGTAGTGGTTAAGAAATGTGTTGGGCGACACTCTGAAAATGCAAGCAACTCCACTTGGATTTTTTACCCACAGCGAGATCGAAGCTCGGCCAGAAAACGCTGCGCTCTTAGCCGATGCGACCATTCCGTTTTCGTTTGCAACGCAAGACGGAACGCCCTCTGTGGCAACGGGAATTGCGATTGTTGCGTTGTTGGCGAACTGCGAAAGATCCCGCACCAGCGGTCCCGTCCCGACCAGCGACGGGCACCACGCGCCGACGAGGCCCTGGCGGAGCGATGGGTATTCTTGGCGTGGCATCAGTTCACCGTCTGGTAAACCGGCTGGATGCGGATTTGGTGATTTCCAGCCGTGGCGTTCAGCGCGACAGCGGTCGAGTGCGTCACAAACAACACGACCTTCGGCGGCAGAACGCCACCGAACGCGGCAGCCAACGACACGGGGCCGAAGTGGTACGTCCTGTTGCTCGTCGCATCAGTTGCCATTGAGGCAATGAACTTGCACACGCTCGCTTTGATGTCCGAAGAGGTGATCGTCTCAGCGGATTCGGTGCCGTCGAACACATCGGGCCAATTCGTTCCGTCCCACGATCCAACGGCGCACACCTCGATACTCTTTGCCGTCGTTGGTGAAGTTCCGCTGGTAATCTTTCCAGACACCAAATAGTCAAGGACAAGCGCGGATGTATTGTCGATGGTCGCGCTCTCGCGTCCCGTCAGTAGATTCGCATCGGTTGCGAGGCTTGCCAGCGTGATCGTCAAGTCGCTCGCCGTGCCGTAGGAGAGTTTCAGATCAGCCATTCGTCAGCCTCCGAGCGTTGATAACCATGCCGATGCCGACCTCTCCAAGCCCCACAGATTCAGTCCACGGGATCGACGCATCGGCCAGCGCTGCGAGCGCGTCGGCCTGCGGCTGCGAACAGATCCCCACCTGGACGAGCGCGGCCCGCATGTTCACGACCGCGGGCCGGTCCATGTCGACGCTCTGGATCGTGCCGCTCTGGTCATCGATCCACGCCAAGACGGTGATCGCCAGAGCGCGGATCGCGGGCGTGGTCGATTCGCGCGACTCAATCAGCGCAGGCCAGTAGCCGCCTTCGATGGCGGTCTGACGCACCAGCCAGGTCGGCACCGGGCGGCGAACGGACACGCGGAGGCCGTTGACGGCGTCAGCCAATAGCTGGTCGGTGAGCCCGGTGTACTGCGGTTCGCGGATCTTCGCGGCGAGAGCTTGAAGGTTCACGCGCTGTACCTCAAGTAAATGTCGCCGGACGAACCGCCGGAAGGGGCGGCGGTGCCGCTGGTGATCGTCGGAATTGTCGGCTTCCCGCTGAGATCGGTGTACGCACCGCTGGTCGCAACAGTTGCGAGCCCAGTGACCGCCGAAGCCGCAATCGTCGCGGCGGTCGTGAGGACTCCGCTGGTCGTTGTCACGACAATCTGGCCGCTGGTCGAACCGATGGCCCCGGCGTTGGTGATGTTGCCGTGAACGTGCGTCGATGTTGCCGCGTCCGTGATCCCGTAGCCCGACAGCGTTGTCGGTGTGGCCGTGATCGTGGAAAACGCCTGGGTATGAGCGGTCGGCGTCCTCGCATCCGAGAGCCTCGCGTCGTTGCCAACACAGGCAGTGGTGCCGCTGGTGCCGTAGCTCA